AAGCATAAATAGTTCCCTTACAGAATCTAGCAGTTTTATCATCTTCAAATTGTATTTTATCAATAGCAAAATTAAGAGACATTTTCATTTGTTCCAACTAAAACACCTCCGTTCGGATAATTACTTAGTATTCTAATAAGTAATTCATTTTCTATAAAATAATGCTCACTATCTTCAACAAGAACTGGTTCAAAACCATTTTTTAAAAGATACATATAAATATCTTCATCGTCACATTTATATAGCGGCACATTTTCAAATTGTTTAATATTACTAATAAGCATACTTATCACTCTGCCATTAGTCCGGCCTCACGTAAAGCGGTCAGCAGCTTATTATAATCAGAGGCTAATTCCTTGATTGTAGTGGCCTTAGTATTAGGAACACTAGGAATTTGCATCTGAACACATTCAGACGTGACAGGAGTCTCCGTCTTGTTAGTCTCAAGAGATTCTAAAATAAAAAGTAGTAAATCTCCAAGAGCGGCATTCTGAGTAGTGATAGAAACACCATTCAGTTCCTTAATCTTCTCTCTATCAATAGTCACAGTAAACACCTCTTTCTTATTTTAGGTCATTGCTTCCACGTTCCCAAGAGGCGCTTGTATTATCATTATCGCTCATAGGATTACTAGGTCTCCCCGGTTTATTAGCACTAGCACCAGTAGAAGATTGCGTATTAAGATTAACAAGAGAAATAAGCTTCTTATCAAAGCCCATGCTCTTTGTCATATCCATGTGACGCATAAGTTCAAATGGGTTCATATCTAACGCACGAGCGGCAAGCTGTGCATCTACAACGCCAATTTGAGCGTAATCCTTAAATAATTGTGACACTCTTGCTTGGTCATCTGGAACATTTATATCATGGAATCTAATTTTAAACTTGAACTTTTTAGTTTCAAGATTTACATAATATGTAACAAAATTAGCGAAATCTTCATATATAGCATTCACAATATTAGAATCAACAGCCGAAGCTAACTTCGACTGATGCGAATTTAATTTTTGGTTTCCGTATAAAACATCATACGAGGAAACGCTTTGAGAGGCAATATTTTTAAGAGAATCTATTTCTATATTCTCGGAATCAGTATCAAAGTCCACAGTTTCAATACTGTCCATAGGTAATGCGACAAGTCCAATTTGTTTATTCAATCCTTTTCTGGCAACACCTAAGAACTTTCCAAGTGCGTCAGGAGTGATATTCATTTGGTTTGCGACTTGCCCACTCTTAGTATCTTTATTAAACCCAATAATACCAACAAGCAACTTTGAAGCTTCAATAAAATATTTATCATTTTGAAGCCCTCTTATAACAGGAGCATAAGAGATGTTTGGAAATAGTGGGGAAAAGTATGGAGTAATCGTTGCAATTTCAGGCGACATTTTCCAAGCCCAAAATCCATCCAGAGGCGAACATTGCCGCCAATCTGTATAGACACTGCTCCTCTTAGAAACTTTCTGTGCAGGGTCATATCCATAACCTTTATCATTAAATACGTCACGATACATCTTTTTAAAGACTTTCGGGTACATATCTATATCAACACCATAATTACCAGTAAACCATTCCATATTAAAATCAAATAATAATCCATATGGATGTCTACCAGTTATCTTACAAAAGTCCGCTGGTAATTCTTGTAGGCTATATTTTTCGGAATCTTTTCTTAGAACAGCATAAAAGACACCCTGTCTAAGCATTTGTCTTAGAACTTTCTGAAATTCTTCTTTACAATTAAATCTGCTAATAAAGTTATCAAGAACTTTTAAATCTTCTTTATATTGCTTAGAGTTAAAATCAGAATCTTTTTGAATATTTATACAGTCAAATGAAATATGAAAAGCTGCCATATCAGAAAAATACCTAATAAGACGCTTATAATACATACTATTATTTTCGGCATACATCGAGTATTCTTTTAATAGCGTTTCATTATCTTTAGGATTCTTTAATGCTTCTTGTAATCCATTTAGAGTCGCCTCAACAGGACTCATATTTATATCTTTCATTCTCTGATTAATAATATCAGGAGTGAAATATTGACCATTATTATAATAACTCTCTTTATATGAATTAGAAAATTCTAAGAAATTATATGCGGTTAAAACCTGATTAACCTGTTCTTCTGTTAATTGTTCTTTCTCTTCCAAAAAATACACCGCCTTTCTTTATGAGAAAAATATATAATCTTCCCAGCTATTATTCTGCTGGACACTTAATCCATCTTCAAGCTATTTAGCATAATCTAGCGCATAAACCAAACTCATAACGCGGTCTTTACGTCTGCCTGATTTTTCTTCTGCACTAATTCTACCCTGAACACTAACTTGTTTCAAGTTAATAGCTTCATTCATAAAAGCAGAAGTTTGAGCATAAGGAGCTAAAACTCTGTTTCTTAAATCCTAATCAGAAACTTTATAAAAGTCAAAGTTCTAATTCAAATAATCTATTCCATCTTGCATATCTACAAGTAAAGAAATATTATTAGTTGCCATTTCATCACGAGAATGCACTAGCATTCTACTTTTATCTGCAATGCCCGTTTTAACAGACACCATAATTGGTACAGCATTTTCAGAAATTGTTCTATGAATATTTTTAAGGTCATCAGAATTAGCAACAGTCCACGCCGGATAAATTTCCCCACGAACTGGGTCTTCCGTCTCAACAGTGCTAATATCTACAATTCCTTGCCCTACGCCACCACCGTCTATTACAAAATAGTCGCAGTCAAACTCATAAAACAATTGCTTTGCTCTTAGGGTTTGTAGTAATGAATTAATACCATTCATACTCTCTGCATAAGCAAATATCTTTTTATACTTATTTCCATTAGGAATTAAACGCAAAACCCAAAACGCCGTATTCTGTTTTATTACTTTATACATTCGTTAAATATATAAAGAATTATCCATGTTATGGACTTTTAATAGGTACAACAAATACCCACTGACGCAATTGCGTCATTTTTAATATTAATAGCAGCATTAATATCACGGTCAATAATATTACCACAATCACAAATCATTATTCTATCTTTTAATGTTAATTTATGTATTTTGCCACATATACAACATTTTTGAGAGGTATAAGCCGGATTAACAACAACAAAATAACTTCCAAATTTTTCACATTTCCACATTAATGCATCTACAAATCTTTTTCTTGGACATATGAAATTCTGTCTTCTTATAATTTTGTTGGACTGCATTAAGTTTTCCAAATCTTCAACTCCAATGCTATTATTTTTACATAGAGACGTGGTTTCTTTTTCTATAAAATCATTTTTTAAATTTTCTAATCTTATATATGCATTACAAAGTTTTTTATATAATTTATTGTAGTTGTTAGATTTTCTTTTTTTCTTATCCAGAAGTGATTGTATTTTTCTTATTCGGTAATATTCTCTAGTTACATTATTTGGATAATTTATTAAGTCGCCATTAGAACTAGTCATAAAATTTTTTATACCCCAATCAAGCCCTATAAATTCTTTATTAGATTTTTGAACATCCTATTTTTTATAACTGCCAGAAATATACCATTTACCTTTATAAAAAGTAAATCTTGGCTCTATAATTTCTTTGATATTATATTTATTTAGATATTCTATGTCTAATGGAATTCTGTACGACATATTCTCCCGTCCTCTTCCTAAAGATGGGATTACAGCACGGCCATTTGTTACAGAATAAGTCATGCTGGCAATGTAGAATGATTGTTTATTCGGATTGTATTTATGAAACTTAGGTCTGTTTACGACTTTATTATATGCCATTTGTACTGCTCTGGAATATTCTTTTATAACACCAAAAACGATTCTTTTTGGTATAGCACTCCCAAATTCATTTATTAAATCGTTCGTATCGAAATCTTTTATTCCATATTTGCTTACAACTGGTAAGTTATCTTTATATTTTGCAACTAAAAAATTCCACATATTATGATATGTTTTGCAATATTCTCTTAATATTTCTTGTTGAAATCCATTTGGATGGATTTCCATTTTAAATCCAACTATCATATATTCTCACCTCCCTAACGGTGTAATATATATAAAAAAATAAAAGATAAGTAATTTAATGTTAGGGGCATTAAAAAGGCAGCTACTCCAGTGTCCTTATCTTTTATTTGTATCATGAATAATTTTTCTTATATTTTCATATAAGCATAGACCATATCATTCACCATATATAATTTACCTTAAAACAAATTACACTTAGGTGTTCTCCACTTCGGGCACTTGCCCTATAAGTATTTCAACTATTGGTCGTTGAGCTTTCCCCTATTCGGGGCTTAGTTGCTGATTTCCCAATCCTGTAATTTTTTAAGCATTCACACTTCGACATTTTTCATTCGTATGTTGTAGCATACAAGCTATAAGGGGTTTCCAGCAGTTCAGAGAAATACACTGCATAATTTCTAAATGCAGCGGACTGTGTATGTTATTACTAACATTACAATCGTTCTTTGCGGATTCTACCAAGGCAACGTCCATTGCTAAAATTCTAATTTCATTCGGCAATTTTTCTTGGTAAAATGGGAACTTAGATTTATTATCTTTGTATTGTAAATATTCAAAATCGCTCATAGCTACCATAGCACGAGCTTCTTCTCTCCGTTCCTGTAATACAGCATAACGGTAGAAGGAATTATTTAAACCTCTCTCTGGTCTACACGTATATTCTGCGTATAGCATTTCAAGAGAATCTTGGTTTTCTTTAAAAGACTGTTGAACAATAGCACGAGAAATATATCTGTTTTTTACACCTATATTATAAGGCAAAGCAACAGTTGTATATTCCGTATTACCATTGGTCATTTCGTCTATATATTGTAAGAACTTAGCATAAGACCATTCATCTGCACCTCTAATAGAGGACAAATATAATTGTCTATTTGGTTCTTCTGGTAGCGCTTCTCTTTCTTTAGAAGTCAAATCAGTATAATCTGGACTTCTAGGAGAAGAAAGCATGGGAACGAATACACGACTTATAACTTCCTTTTCAGTACGAACGAATTCGTCAACTATAAGAATATTGGCTCTAACACCGAGAGCATTTTCACTATACGGAAGCGTTACAATAGCCGAATCATTCCAGAAATCTATTCGACTTTCATTTAAACCCGTTTTAACTGATTTAATTTCGGACATTATATTAGGACGGCCACGAGCTAAATTTTGAATATTCTTAACAAATCTAGTTGACTGTCCTCTAGTGGGAGCAACAATAACAATTGTAGTTCCCGGATATAAAATACAATATATAGTAGCAAATATCAAGGCAAGCGTTGATTTCAATTTTGTTATCGTATCAGCTTTTTATCTGATACTTCTCATGGTCTCCCATGAGTTCGGCGTACATTTTCATCCTGATAAAAGGATGTCGGACACTCTTGGAGATATTATATTTATTCAATCTCTACGCTCTACAATACTGTCATACCTATTCGTAATTACAACAGTTATCTCGGTATTTTCTATATAAGATTTTTACCGATTTTGCCCAATACTATATAAACATTACTATTTATACGGCCAAATTATAATATTAGCAAGACCACGCGATGCCACGTAGACAAAACTGGGATGTGCAAACATTTGATATAAAAGGACTTTCTGGAAATCATACAGTCTAAATCCTAAATAATCAGTTGCAAATCTATGGGGATTACTTCTCCAATAAGCTGTCCACGCTTCAAGGTTGTCCATAAACCGCTTCGTCTTTGACATATTTACTTTTTTTCTTCTTCTAATATAAACCTTGTGGCTTTTCTTATCCATCGGAATCACCAGTTATTTCTGGCTCTTGAACTGCCACTTTCCCCTTTAATTCATCTATAATATCAATGGTATATTTACCATACTCTTCATCAAATCTCTCGGTAAATTCATTTTCTTTACCAATAGCTCTTGACGTTCCACCAATAAAGGCATCCAGAATCATATGCACGTTGTCAACGTCTGCTAATTCCGGGTCAACCTGTTTAATTGGTCTTCTAAATTCAATATCTCGGATATTCATTCCAATATTTTGAGGCTTATCATCAATTGTTTGCAATTCAGTCAATCCACTTGTTTTCATAAGTTGCTGTAATGTAGCAATCTTCTTTTCAACAGGAATTCCTTCTTGTCTATCCTTGCGAATTTCGTTTAACTGCAAACACACCTGACGAATCATAATATCAACGCTCTTATCGCTGATACCGTTTAGCTGCTCTTCCCAGTCCATATACTCAGATTCTAGCCAAGCTAAATCATCGTCGTCAAACTGCCCCCATTTTTGAACGAGGTCTTGGGCATCTAATTCTATCAAATCATAATCCTGATTATTGGAAGTATTTGCTCCACTAATTCGTCTTTTAACTTTTATAACATCATCATATGAAGCCAAACCCTCAATTTCATTTTCGCCTTGGCTTTCATCAAATGAGAAACCCCAGCCATTATTTTCGGCAAAAGACATATTTTTCATATATGCTTTTAAAATATTCTCTTCGCCTCTGATTTTAGCGTTCTCATTTCTAACATTATCAAGCGCTCCAAGATATGCGACATGAATATATGGAACATCAATTTTTCTTAGAGTATAATAAAGGGCGAGGTTAATGTTTCCATTATACCTCGCCAGTTTTTCGTCATATATTTTCTATATACATTCCTTACAATAAGGAATTTTACCAAAGTACCTACGATGTCTGTCTTTGCATTGATAAAAGTTTGACTGATTATCACAGCCACACCATAAACATACAACTTTCGGTGCTCCGGCCTTTTCTGCTACTTTCTTTGTTGTAGTAGTAGAAGGTCTTCTTCCTCTCGGCATTACACCGTCCCCTTTAATTCAATTCAATCTGCTGAACGGTACTCTTAATTAGATTACCCTCAGAATCTTGACACAAATATATAAATCCTTCTTTTTGTGGAGTTGTTAATTTTCCATCAATATAATTCATCTTAGAAGTATCACAAGCAGCGCCCTGCTCATATATTCTTGTGTCTCCCACAAAATAGTAACCAATTCTATGAGTATGCGCCATTACAAGTGTATCAAACTCATATCCAGAATCTTTAAAATAACGTCTGGCCTTTTCAGCAGTAGCCATCATACCAGACGAAAAACTCAACGGATGACAGAATATGGTCTTGCCAATCTGGCTATACCAATCATCTACAAACTCAATCTCTGCATCAACAACTTCACAAATTGGTTTAAAAGAAGTTGATTCACCAGTAAATTTATTATACCGTTTGAACCCATCTACAAAAATTAATTGTAACGACGTTCTCGGCATTAATTCTAATAAGTCAGAATCTATATTCTTAGCAATATAATTTTGAAACCGAATATCGTGGTTGCCAACATTTACGACAACCTTTTTAGGTTTAATCATTCTAATTAAGCCTATACAATATCTACGAGCTTCGATAATTTCCTCAATCGGACTCATTCTGAAAACTTTTGGAAATTTTGATAAGGCCTGACAATCCACAATATCACCATTTAATTGCAGAATGTCAACTTTACCTATAAAATCAGAAAAAACTTCTGCATCTCTCTGGAAAGGAATATGCAAATCAGAAATAGACAAAATTCTAATATAAGATTCGTCTTCTTTAGAATTTATATAATCTATACCCTCGCAAAGATACTTATATCTCTTTCTGTACGTGCTTTCGCCATAATCATTTCCTGTTAATTCATTCAATTCTTTGGCGGCTTCTTCCCATGTCATTGAGGTGGACATTACTTTGCCACCTATCTCCATTAAAAAATCATTGAACTTCTTACTCATATAAACCCCTTTTACTCCAATTAAATATTATTTTGATTTATCCTCTTCGTCAGGAGGCTCTGTTGGTAATCCGTACATCTTTTCAATGAGTGGCGGTACAACCCCATTCCCATTTAAAGCGAAATACTCCGTTGCCATATGAGAAAGATTTTCTCTCTCATGTAATGGAAGATATTTGTATTCTAAATAATATTTGTTATACATTACTATTATACTGTTACGAAGCGTATCTCTCATAGCATTAGAAAGAACATTCAGAATTTGTGTCTGTTCTTCGTTACAAGTTAAAACCTTATCAACGACTTCTTTTAGACCATCAACTTCTTTTGTAATTTCTTCTTCTTTTCTCTGAAGTTCATTGTACTTTTCTGTCTTTTCTTCACTTTTTTCAGTCTTTTTGTCCTAAGTAGTGAAATATCTGGTTAAGAGAAAAGTAATGAGAGAAAACGAACCAGTAATAATAGCAACCAGCACTGTGGCTTCTATAAGAATCACGCCCTCTCACATTTGCCTTGGTATATTGATGCCCTTTTCTCCTAAAAATAAAACCCGCAGGGGTATTAATCCTGCGGGATAAATTCAAATTAGATGTATTCGCCAAACAAAAAATCAAAGAGATTTGTCATTGGCGCTTCAATTGAAGTATGATACGAACCATATTTCTCGCAGAAATCCTTCAATTCTTTTTCATAAGCATTGATTGCTTCTGTGGCTTTCTTTCGCGCTTCTTCAACTTTCTTTGCATTCTGAGAGCGCTCATTTCGCTTTGCAATTTCCGCTTCTTTCTTGGCGGCTTCTGCCTCTTCTGCTTTATTCAGCAGCTCTTCCGTGTCATAAACTTTGTTTGTAATTTCGCTGTAATATTTCATAATTTTGACCCTCCTATTGGTCATCATTATATGTTCCGTCTAATCTTTGGAACAGTTTATTACCAGCTTGTGCTGGATTTGGCGACAGTGGAAGGATTCAAACCTTCGGAGCTGTTACACTCGGATGTTTTCAAGACATCTGCATTAATTCACTCTGCCACACTGCCATATATAATTCCTTTGGTGCGAATGGAGAGACTCTAACTCTCACTTCTTACGAAACAGCGGCCTAAACGCTGCGTGTCTGACAATTCCACCACACTCGCATATAAAAAGCTAATAGTTGGAATCGAACCAACAATCTTCCGATTACAAATCGGTGGCTCTGCCAATTGAGCTATACTAGCATATAAAATAGACCCAATGTTTTTTGTGAATTATTCTAAAAGAATTACTCAGTACCATAAATATCATTATAATCTTGTTTTATAATTTTGCTGTACGGGTCTAATAAGTTTGTGGCAACTATAAACAGCTCGTCTTGCGGTTCGCGCTAACACCAACATCGGCTGTGGGACTCAAAATAAAAGCGGTCAATACGAGAATCGAACTCGTGGTCTTCGCCGTGACAGGGCGACGATTTATCCATCTAATCTAATCGACCATATAAAGTAGACAGTTTTTAGATTGTATTCTCATTAACAATTTTTTATTAGTTTGCTGTAACTGTCTATAAAACATCTAGGACACAAATAACGAATTGCACTACTGCGTTGACTTTGGAGAAGCGCTTCAAAGCTCGCATGATGTGGTAGAAAATATCGGTGCTGCCCCGCTTCTCAGACTCCCAAAGTCCGCGTGTTACTGTTACACTATATTCTCTATATGTGCCGCTCTTTCAAGCGGTATTGGTTGAGGGTATTGGTACTGCCCCAATTTATACGGGGTCAAAGCCCGCCTCACTACTTTTATGATAACCCTCATTATGCGGTTCTGCCGCATCCCCTTTTCGTTTATTTATACTGGAACGAAACTAGGGCTTTTAAAATTATAAAAGTATAACCAGTGTTGGGTGCGGATTACGGTAACGCTCCGTCTAATCATGGCTTATGAGGCCATTGTGTGCAACTTGCTCAACTTATCCGCGTTATATAGGCAGATACGTTCTGCCAGACGGTATATTTAGGTTATACAACCATTTAACAAGGTGGAGTGTTAGTTCACAGAATCCTTGAGGCTCTTAGTAGCCTTAACAACAACGCGCTTATGCGCGGGAATTTCAATAGATTCACCAGTCGAAGGATTGCGACCAGTACGAGCTTCAATGTCCTTTACATTGAAAGTCACACCAGCGACAGTAAACTTCGTGCCATTTTCCAGCGAGGTCTTAATCGTAGATTCCAGAGTGGCAAGCAGCTCCTTCGCAAACTTCTGAGTAATGTCCGCATTAGCGGCAAAGGTCTTAGCAAATTCAACACTAGACATATAATTATTTCTCCTTTAATTCATTTGATTCATCATTAAGGAACTCTTCGTTCCTTATGTCTATATTATATCACAAACATTTCTGTTTGTCAAGCACTTTTTAAAATTTTTTTGAAGAAATTTAAAAATCTTCCTGTGCTGCCTCAATCTTGGAACAGACAATTTGAGCATCTGCTGTAATCTTGGCAACCTTTTCGTTGGCCTCGGCCACACTCTCGTTCTCTGCCAGAGTGGCAAAGTAAGAAAGAGCCATCTCTCCGCTGATACCAACAGAAATTAAAGCGGCAATCTTACCAGCAAGATTTGAAGCCTCGGAAACGCCCTTTTGGAACGCGTCCATATCAATATCAACTTTGAGTGTTTCCTTTTTAGATTCGGCAACAGGAGCGGCACTACAACCGCACTTTTTATTAGAAATAGTAGAAACTTTCTTAGAAATACCCATGTTAAATCACCTCGTCACAAATATTCAGTTCCAGTGCTTCATCAGCATTAAAATACTTATCAGTCTTTGTTTCAAACACATGATTGATATAATCCTCAGTAAGTGAAGTGTATTTTAAGATGATAGAAGTAGTCATGTTTCTGAGATTTTCAGCTTGAACAACATCTTGTTTGATGGTTTCCAATTTGCCATGAGAATACGTACTAATATCATGGAACATATAATTGGCATATCTATAAGCCTTTCTATGTGTTCCCACAAGAGAAATAATAAAGCCCATACTAATAGCATAGCCCATATTAATAGTGGTAATCTCGTAGCCCTCGTCCTTCATGCTCTCAATAAGAGAGATTAGGGACAGACCATCATATACGCTACCGCCATAAGAATTGATATAAATTTCAATTGGCTTCTTTGTGCCAAGTTTAATATCATTCTCGCGGATTCGCATTAATTCAAATTGCGCTCTAAACATAGAATCATCAGTAACTTCATCGTAAATCATAACTTTACGATTCTGAAATGCGAGTTGAGATAACATTCTTTCTCTGTCAAGGTACTTGGGATAAAATTCGTTATCCATTCAGCCACCTCCAACAATTAATATTCAGGGGTTAGACCGAGGAAGTCAAGAATCGCCTTTTCCTCAACAATATAATACTTCTTGCGACTGCCACGCTTATCCTTGTTAAAAATGTGGTAATTCTTATTTACCCCATTACGAATGAGCTTGGCCTTACGCAACTTTTCAAAATCTTCTCTACTAATTTGAATCATTTAATTTAATTTACTCCTTTAATTCTTTTATTGATAAAACCAAGTAAATAGCTTGAATATTATCATTGAATAAAATTTCGGTATAATCGTTAATAATACCATATTTACTGGGTTTCATGCAATTTTATTAACCTCACCACAAGCGTTCTCCAATAAAAGTTTCAGGGTTTTTACTTCTTCTACGCCACTTTTTGTGATTTTGGTCGGAACACAGCATACAGAATTTTCTAGCCTTACTGTTTCTTAATTCAATAGCTCCGCAATTTTTGCAATGAATATATTTGCCTCGTCCAATAAATTCTTCGTAATAATATGAAATATTAACACAATTATTTATCTCTAAATACTCAGGTTCATTCATTGCTAAAAATTCAGGACTAAACATCACGTATGCTTCATTCTTTAGAATTCTAATATCAACATACGGAAATAATGCTGACATATTAGCAAGTTTCTTACCGCCACGGATTCCAGAAGCCTTTTGGGCTTCGGAAACTTTCACAACATACTCTGTTTTTGCAACCTTATAATAGTTGTATATACATAAAGCCGTAAATATAAATCTCTCTATGTCTGGATTGCCTATCTTTCTAATTTCATTTATTTGTCTAATAGACACCTTAACAGGGTCAGTCCTAATAGGAATAAGTCTGTCTGCTACTTTGCTGCAAGACTTGTAACATTTAACCATATCATCTCTACTAGGCACTTTATATAGTTCGGCCAGAAGAGGGATAACAACATCCATAATCTGGTCTTCGCTATAATTAAGGAAGCGAAGATAACGTATTATCTGTGCCGCTTCGGAGAAAGCACGTTTAGCGGTTAATCTTTCTTTTCTTAGAAGTCTTTCAGCAACCTCTGGTCGCTCTTCAAAAACCATTTTTACTCCTTATATTCATCAATAAGTGTATAATTTTTACCAAAATACGGCTTTCCATTGTCATTTTGAACTATTTTATATCTATGTTTTGAATTATTCTTTACATTTTCTGCAACATAATCTCCAAGACAATACCATAATAATGACTTTTGATAAGTATTTTTAAATCCATAACAAGCATAAACAACATAATTTACTGCTGTCTGCTCATTACCAAGGATTCTAACAACATCAACAAAGAAGTCATTGTACAGTTCGTCAAACATAAATCCACGAGTTTCCTCTGCTTCATCTGCATCGAGATACCGTCTTAAATAAGATAAATTTACGGTAATATCATTACTTAATTTAGTATATCTTTTTAATAAGGTTCTTACTTCGGATAATGTTACTTTGTTAATTTCAGATTCGTCACAAGACATTAGACAAGTATAGTCAAATGAATGCGTGTTCTTGGCAAATTTATATTTGAAATCAAAATCTTCAATATACTTTGCCAAAATATTCATAGAGCATTTAGAATTAAATAAAGGAGAATACTGGTAATATTCCTTTAATAATTTCTTTTGCTCTGGACTTTTATCAACGATTCTAATTAAATCATTGATTCCCATCCCAAATTTTATATAACACATATTGTTATATGCTTTCTTATGTTGCTTATATTCTCTCATTTTCTGAGGATATACATATCCAAAGAAATAAGTCTTTTTACTGCAACATATATTATTTTGAAATTGAATCTCTTTGTTTTGTTCTGTTATACTATCTATTTCTTCCTGCGTTGCTCCGTCTGGAATTTGAATGTATTTTTGTTTCTTAGACCAATGAGAAGGAGGGGGCGAATATGTGACCCCTTTAGTTTTATCTATTGCCATTTATACCCAGTGTTTCCACTTATTTATATTAGGGATTAGACTATATCTTCATCCTAATAAATAGGATGTTCGGCACTTCCTATACGGATTTGCACCGTAATAGTACAGACTTCATATTCTAAAATAGAATGTATGTCTTAGTCGTTGCACCTTTCAAAATATCACTATTTTGATTTGGCACAGGGTTATCATATTATTATTTATTGTATTTTTTGAGGATATTTTTCACTTTATCATGAGAAACTCCATATTTTTCATATAGATAATTATACGATGCGCCATTTAATCTATCATTTAATATTTTAATTTCTTGTTCCTCTGAAATATAATGAATGTGACGAAGACTATTTTGATAATCTTCCCAGCCATCAACTTTTACATACTTCCATCGTCTTCCATATGCAATGTGAATAATTGTTTGAGGTTTAACGCAAAATTCAGTAGCCAAATCTTCATAAGAACAGCCAGCAATAAGTTTAGTCTTTATTTGAACTACTTGCTCTTCATTTAATTTTGCTAAATTGCAATTGTCTCCCGAAAAATATATAGACAAAAATTTCTTTTGCTCTTCCGAACGTTTCATTCCTCTTACAGATTCACTTAAAACTTTTTTATTTTCTTCGCTTAACTTGCTTCCTGTCATTCTTTTTCTGGCTTTTTCTGCAATTCTATGCTTTGATTCTGCCGTAAAATTAATTCCACCATCTCCACCATTAGCAATATTGTAACCATTATTTACAGAATCAAATTCTTTTATTTTTTCTCTTTCAATATCCCCAATAGTTTCATTTGTATCTTCTTGTGAAGATACATACAAGACATCAAATCTAAAAGAATCTATTCCGTATAAATCATAATCTGGTTGAATTTTTCTATTATGTTTTCCGCGACGAAGAAGCCCATTGTGTAAATCATATCTGGTTCTAAAAGATTTTGTAGTAGCACCTATATATTTTTTATTATTTTTCAAACAAGTTATACAATAAACACCGTTTTTATCTTTATATAAGTCCCATTCTTCAAATAACATTCTACGTTCACTTTTCATTGTTTCACCTCTTTTCATTTAAAATATACAACAATAATAACTTAGATTTTCCCTGTTAGCACAGTTTTATCTGCACACCTCAGATTTCTGAGTTCACCGAATTTATTTTTATATATATTACTATATACCGAAACTACAATATTAATTTCCTTGAAATAGCCTCATAATTTTTATTCTTTTTGAGATTTCTTCATATTCTCTTGTTCCTTCTTCAAAATTAGCCAACATAGCATATAAATTACTAGCTATATTAGTAATTCCTCCAATTGGACTATCAAAACTTTTTACATCCCAAGTCGGAAAACTATTAAAATTCAACCGCTGTTCTTTTACTTTTGTCTTTTCATAAGTAATGACTGGCAATGTTTCATCAATAGCGTCTATTAAATATTTATTATCAGTAGTTAGGACTATATCCTTTATAGTTAGTCAGGTCGTTAATCTGACTCTGTTTGTTTAAAAACAGCTTATATTCTCATATAAGAATAGACCATATCTTCGCTTTACAGCGCCTCCCATTTCGGATAAACTTTTATCCTACTCCATTTCTGGATGGTCGTTGAGCCTCTATCCTAAAAGGATATTTGGTTGCGGATTGTCTAATGTGAATACTTTTTACCATACCAAATTGATTAGATTTGCCAACATATATATTACTATTATGCCTTGGTATATTCACCTCTAAAGAGTTTCCCGCAGTTAGAGAGGTTTAATCACGGCAATATAATTTACCGTCAAAGTCCAGTTTTTGTTATCTTTTGAGCTTTTTATCTCAAAATTCTTATAGTTTCCTATAAGCCCAGCATATATTTTCAATTCTAAAAAGAACTGTCGGACACTCGTGGGTGGATTATATTTATTCACCACCTATGCGTTACGGTATTTAATAGCCTATTCGTAATCTATTAAATTACCTCGGTATTACCATATTATTAATAACTTAGGCTTCACCGATTTTGCCCAATTTAGAGACGCCAACTATTTCTAGCGTCTGATTGCGATATTATTGATAAATCCCAAATACTATATATATTACCCCAAACAATATATTTAAACCATTCTTTACATTTATCATCACAATAAATATTCATTACTTGGTTTTCAGCAGGAGCAACAAGCGGACTACGTTGAGTAGAAACCCTAGTAGCACCCTTTTCGACCCAACGTCTGGAATACATATATTTGGCTGGTAGAAGCCCCTTTACTTCCATTCCAAATGCGTGTTCAGCCATTGCATACAAATCAGGTATTACAAAATCATAAGACCCCTCAACATAGAGTTTGCCAATTTTAGCTTGGTCAATTTTCTTTTGTGCTATATCTCTAACTTTTTTCCTATTGTAATCATCATTTAGAATATCCAAATTATACAACA